CCTTGGCATCATTGCACGGGAGTATGAGCAACAGCAATTCATTGGTTTGTTGCAGACTTTGGGTGCAAATACTCCTGTTTTGCCTATTTTGCTTAAAGGAATTGTTGGAAATAGCAGTTTGTCTAACAGAATGGAGTTGATGGCTAAGTTGGACGAGATGATGCAGCCTGATCCACAAGCTCAACAGATGCAACAAGCTCAAGCACAGTTGGCTATGCAAGCAGCACAAGCTCAGATTGCTGTTCAGACTACTCAGGCAGAACAAAACAGGGCTGAAGCACAGAAATTGATGGTTGAGACTCAGTTAATGCCTCAAGAAATACAGGCTAAAAACATGGCGGCTAACTTTACTGGTACAGGTGCTATTTCAGGCACTACGCTAACAATCACAGGTTCAACTGGTTCTGGTGTTTTGGTAGTTGGTTCTATCATCAGTGGAACTGGCGTAACTGCTGGAACATTCATTAGTGCATTTGGAACTGGTACAGGCACTACAGGAACTTATACTGTTTCAGTTTCACAGACTGTCTCTAGTACCGCAATCACAACATCAACTGCTGTCACTGTTCCTAGTGGTAGTCGTTGGGTAATTTTGTAAAAGGGAATATATGAGTTCACTTGTCATCTCAGGAGACACCAGCGGGGCTGTAACACTTGCTGCCCCTGCTGTTGCGGGTACAAACACGCTGACTTTGCTTGCAGCCACTGCGACTAGTTCTGTCAATATCTTGGGTACTGCTGTTGCGTCTACATCAGGCGTTTCAATTGACTTCACTTCGTTGCCAAGTTGGGTGAAGCGGATTACGGTAATGTTTAATGGGGTTTCTCTTAGTGCAACATCTCATCCTTTAATACAAGTAGGCGCAGGTTCTGTAACATCATCTGGGTACGTATCTACAGGAAATGCTATTACCCAAGCAAGCACAACAGGTGGGCTTTCAAGCACTGCTGGTTTTGTAATTGGTGTAGGTGTTGCTGCTAGTGCTTTTTCTGGTCACATGATTTTAACGAACATAAGTGGAAACATATGGGTGTCTTCTCATATCGGGTTAAATTCAACAACTAACGTGTGCTGTGGTGGAGGTAATGTATCTATTGGCGGTACTTTAGATCGTATTCGCATCACAACAGTCAGCGGAACAGACACCTTCGATGCTGGTTCAGTCAACATTCTTTACGAAGGATAACCATGTCAATACTTGTTTTAACTTCTGACACGCTATCAAGTCCTGCCGCCGCAGGGCAGATTGAATACACAAGCCCCATCTTTGCGGCTACACCTATCGGCACACAGCGAGGCATTGTTCCGACTCAGCAGTATTACAGACTTGATACTGCATTTGTAGGGTCTAACGTAGCCACAGCACAAAGCATATTCAATGTTGGCTGTACGTTGTCTGCAAGCACTGTGTACGAGTTTGAAATAGTTTCTGCTTTTAGCAAAACCGCTGGTACAACGTCACACACATTTGCTACTAATTTTGGCGGCACGGCTACTTTAAACAATATTGCTTATCACAACATTGGAAAATCAAATGCAACCAGTTTAGTGACCATCAGCACAAGTGATACCGTTCAAGTATTTGGTCAAACAGCATCAGCAGTCGTTATCACTGGCGCAATTTCTACTGCCACATTTACTATGATAGTGGTCATGAAAGGCACAGTATCAGTCAACGCTGGCGGCACATTCATTCCGCAATACACACTGTCTGCCGCACCAGGCGGTGCTTACTCAACACAAATTGGCAGCTACATCCGAATCAATCCGCTTTCCGCATCTGGCGCAGCGACTAACGTTGGAACTTGGAGTTAATCATGGCAATGACTTTAGATGGATCAGCAAGCGTCACGATCAACTCTGGCGTAATTCTTGGCATTACCTCTGGCACTGCGGTGGCTTCTACATCAGGTGCAACCATTGACTTTACTTCTATCCCTGCTTGGGTAAAGCGTTTGACGGTGTTGTTTAGCGGAGTAAGTACAAGCGGAACAAACAGTTTACTAATTCAACTAGGAAGTTCTGGTAGCGTAGAAACTACAAGCTATATTTCTGTTAACGCTTATTGTGGAGCTACAAATGCTGCTGGTGGAGTTACATCAACCGCAGGTTTTATTATTTTTAGTAACGCATCGGCAAATTTATTTTATGGACACGCTACATTTACATTAAGTGGCTCTAATCTTTGGATAGGTTCTTATTTGTTTGGGGTAAATAACGCAAGTACATATTATTCATTTCAAGGCGGCGGCAACAAAACAACTTCTGCGGCATTAGATCGTGTCCGCATTACAACGGTCGGTGGCACTGACACCTTTGATGCCGGAACCGTAAATATCATGTATGAAGGATAAAAAATGACACACAGAACAGTAGTTAATTGCGAAACAGGCGTAGTCTCTCAAGTTGAGTACACCGCTGAAGAACAAGCAGTGCATGATGCAGCAGTAGCGGCACAAGCATTGGCAGAGGCGGCAGCCATTCAACAAGAACAACAACAGACTACGTGAAGATTCCAGTAATTTACAACAATCATTACATTGTCTTCTTGGAAAATGATTGTGGGTTCACCTTTATTCATTGTGATTGCGTAAGGTGGACAAAGGAAGTAAAGAAAGAATTTTTGAGTGATTTGAAAAAGTTGTTTGAGATACATAGAAATGATGTTTATGCAATACATGAGATTGATGATGTAAAGCATAAGAAATTTTTAGGTATTGTTGGATTTGAGTATCTGAAAGATTTTGTTGGGTCAGATGCAAAATTAAGGCAAATATTTATTAGGAGAACGTAATGGGATTAGGAGCAGCAGCAGTATTAGGAGGTTTTTCACTATTAGGTGGCGCAATGCAGGGTCGATCTGCGGAGAGAGCCGCAGGAACTTCTGCCCAAGCACAACTTGAAGCGGCACGAATTGCAGCAGATGCGGCAAAGTTTCGTCCTGTTGGCATCACTACCCGTTACGGTACATCTAACTTTCAGACTGATGCAAAAGGTAATGTAATTGGGGCTGGTTACGATGTCAGTCCTGAGTTAAGGGCTTACCAAGACCGTCTACAGGCTCTTACAGGCGGTGCATTGACTCAGGCTGAGATGGCGCAGCAACAGTATGCTCCGCTTCAACAAAGCGCACAAGGATTGTTTGGATTAGGTCAGCAGTATCTTGCACAGTCTCCTGAACAGGTTGCGGCTCAATATATGCAACAGCAACAGGACTTGCTTGCACCTAGTCGTGAGCGATCAATGGCTCAATTGCAGAACCAGTTGTATCAGCAGGGTCGTGGTGGTTTATCTGTTGGTGCTACAGGTATGCGTCCTAGCGGTGCGGCTGGCTTTGGTGCTGCATCTCCTGAGATGGAAGCGTACTACAACGCTATGGCTCAACAAGATGCTCAGTTGGCTGCTAATGCTCAATCTGAGGGACAAAGAAATGTTGCGTTTGGTGCTGGACTGCTTGGTAGTGGTTCTCAGTTGATGAGTCAGTATCAAGCTGGTCAAGTCGGTGCATTGAACCCGTTTACAACGTATTTGGGTGCTGGTTCTACTCTTGAGCAACTTGGACAACAATCTTTGGACATTGGCTCTAATTTAGGTGGTCGATCCGCTACTGCTGGTGCTAATGTTGGTCAATCATTGCTTACTGGTGGAATAAATGCTGCAAGGACTCAACAAGCAGCCAACGAATACAACCCATTTGCTACTGCTCTAAGTGGTCTTGCACAGAATCAGCGTTTCCAACAAGGCGTAGAAAACTACTTTAATCCTCCTAAGGCATTAAATTATTCAATGGGAACACCAGCATCAAGCGGGGGACTTGGTTTGAGAGCCCCAAGTGGTTTTGATGTTGGATACAACCCACAATTTTAAGGAACAATCATGGCAATTCAATCATATGGTGGTAGCGGGTTATTTGGACAACCTAGTTTTGGTGACTACAGTGGGTTATCTGGAGGAGTGCCTATTCAAATGACTCCAGAAGAAATCAAAAAACAGTTGGATTTTCAACAAGACCCATATGGAGGATTAGCTATTTATCAAGATTTATACAATACTCAAGAAAGCTCTGGTTTTCTGCAAAATGTAAATGCTCGTCAACGTTTGCCAACAAATCCATATCTTGATGCGCCTCCTGACCGTATTAGGACTGCATTATCACAAGCCGATTACATAAAACAACAACAAGGCACTCCTGTAGAAGCAATAAATCAAATGGATGTTAGGAAGGATTTACCTCCTGCACTAAAAGGAAAAATGTGGGAATTTGATGCCAATTCAAATCAATATGTATTAGTTGATGATCCTCTTTTTAATTTGTCACAGGATGCATCTCAAACTGCGCCAGTTGCTTCTGCTCAACAAGTTGTAAGGCCAGCACCACCAATAGCACCAGCACCAGCACCAGCATCAGCATCTTCATCAATTGTTTCAGGAGTATTTCCTGAAGTAGAAGCCATGCAACGTGCTTTGTACCAACAAAAGCAAAATGAAGCAATGCAAGCACAGGCAATGCAATTTGCACGGCTATCTCCCATGGAACGGGCGCAATACAGCTTGTATATGGGTGGTCAACAATTGGGTGGTGCTATTGGTGGTGCTTTGGGTGCAAAAGACCCACAGATGCAGATGATTAGTTTGCAAAATCAAATGCTTAGAATGGTTGACCCGAATAAGCCTGAGACTTATGACAGGGCAATTAGTCTTGCCTTGCAAACTGGTGACAGGAATACTGCATTGATGCTCAATGATGAGAAGACGAATGCTAAGGCAAGAAAGACTGAGAATCTTCAGTTAGGGTTGCAGAAATTGGCTCAAACTCTTTACAAGCCTGATGGTTCTATTGATGAAAATGTATACGCTACATTGCAAAGTTATGGAGCAGTTGGGCAAGCAGTTATTGACCAGCAATTTAAAGGATTCCAAAACTTACAAACTCAAAAGGCTCAAGTACTTGGAAGAAAGTTGTTTGATAAAGACGGAGTTCGTGATAAGGAAGTTGAAAAACAACTTCAAGCAACTCCTGAAGGTCGTGCAGTCCTTAAACAATTTATTCCAGAAACCAAGGTATTTAAGCGTGGTGACATAATTACTGAGATAAATCCTGTCACTGGAGGCTATGAAATAGTTACCCCTACAGGATTAAAACCAGTACCTGCTGGTGCTAATCCAATCAAGGCAATGATTGATAACAAGGCGATTGACCCAACAGTCACATCTTTTGCTCAAGAAATTGCAAATCAATGGGAAAACCTTGACGACAAGGGTCGGTCGGATTCTCTTGAAAGTTTGACTAAAGTAAATAATCAGGCTTTAGATAGAAACCAGAGAAAAGCTGAAGCTGGTGCTGGTGGGTCTGATAAGGTTCAGTCTAGCAAAGTTACGCCTGATGGCACAACCATTCTTGTTATGAAAAATGGAACAACCAGAGTTATAAGCTCAGAAGGTATTGAACTTAAAGGTCAAGCTAGAACAGATGCAATCAAAGCATCAGAAGATTTTGGTGCAGATGTTCAGGAGCGTAGAGCGCAAGGCAGAGGCATTGGTGACTTGACTGCAAAACAAGTTGGTCAAGCCTTTGCAGAAGTTGGCAGGATCAAGAAGAACATTGGAAACATTGATGAGGCTATTGCCGCAATTGATGCTGGTGCAAGTTCAGGTGTAATTGCAAGCAGGTTTCCAAACTTAACTGCGGCATCAATACAACTTGCTAATGTCAGAAATCAATTAGGTCTTGATGTCATTGGTTCTGTAACCTTTGGTGCTTTGTCTGAAGGTGAATTGAACCTTGCTTTGGACACTGCATTACCTACTGGTTTAGCACCTAAAGACCTTAAAGCATATTTGTTAAACAAGAAAACTGCCCAAACAAAACTTGCTGGTTATCTGACTGAACAAGCTACCTATCTGTCAAAGAAAGGAAATACTTTGGCGGGTTGGTTAGAAAAAGTAGAAAACAGAGGAAATTCAGCATCATCAGAACTCCCTGATGGAGTTACTGTTAAAAGGAAAAATTGACATGGCTAAATTCACTTATGAAATTGCTATTCCTAATAGCGGAACTTATGAGGTTGAGTCAGATCGTGAGTTGACAGATGCACAGGCATATAAGTATGCCTTGCAACAGGCAGGACAAACAACTACTACACCCCCTGCACCTCCTGTTAAAGAAGATACATCTCCTATGTTTAGTGCATTTAAACGAGGTCTTGATATTACTTCAAGGGCAGTTCTTCCTACAGCAGTTGGTGCTAGTACTGGTGGTTACTTTGGTGGTGCGTCGGGTGCTTTACTTGGAAGCGTATTAGTTCCTGCTGCTGATGTAGTTGGTAGCGTTGCTAATCTTGCAATGTCTCCATTTACAGATTACAGATTGATGCCAACCTCTCAAGGTGTTCAGAACTTAATGACAAGGGCTGGTTTTACTGCTCCTCCAGAAGAACAAACAGCACCTGAAAGAGTTGCTAGTGTTGGTCTTGAAACCATGACAGGTGTTGGAAAACAACTTCCAGCATTAGCAAATTTGGCTACTACGGCAGGAACACAAGCTGGTAGAGAGTTGGCTGGTAGGTTAGCAACAGAGCCAGTAACTCAAGCAGTTGTAGCACCAACAGCATCAATGGCTGGTCAAGGTGTTTACGAGTTGACAAACAATCCAATTGCGTCTTTTTTAACAACATTAGGAACATCACTTTTAGGTATAAAAAGACCTAAGACACAGCAAGCAGTGTCAGAAGACGCAATGGGAAAGATTGCCAAAGAAAGATATGACGCTTTAGATCAGATTGGCTTTAAATTTAAAACTCCTGAATTTGTTGCTGATATGAAAAATGTCACAGCAAATTTAAGGGCTGAAGGATATACGTCAACAGGATTTCCAAAAATTGCTGGAGCAATAGCAGAATTAACAAGTTCAACTCAACCAAAAGATTGGACTGAGTTACAGGCATTGAGGAAAATTATTCGTAGTGCTCAAAAGAGTACAGACCCTGATGAAAAGCGTTTGGGTTCTATTCTGTTGGATAGGTTTGATAACTACTTAATGAAAGTAGACCAGACAAAGGTTGAGTCGGGTGACACAAAGGTTATGAGCAAAACTTGGGCTGAAGCTAGAGATGCTTATTCCAAGATGAAGAAGTCTGAAATCTTTACAGATATGCTTGAGGATGCACAACTAGATGCCACAAAATACACCCAATCGGGTGCTGAAAATTCAATGGCGGCTCAGTTAAGACAACTTGCCAAGAATGATAAAAGAATGGCGATGTTTACATCTGATGAAAGAGATGCAATTAAAAAGGCGGCTAAAGGGGATATACCTCAAAACCTTTTGAGATTCTTTGGTAAGTTTGCTCCAACTGGTGCAATTACAGGCGGTACTACTGCTGGCGTTACATATTATGACCCCATCACTGGCGTTGCAATTGGGGCGGCAACATTAGGCTCAAGGGCTGGTGCTACCAAGTACAGAATGGGTACTATTGAAGAGTTAGCAAATCAAATGCGAACTGGTAGTAAGCCTGTGGTTACTGGTGGTGCAACAAGAGTCTTGCCAGCATTAGGAACTCAAGCTGTTATTCAGTCTCCTAGTCTTTTCAATCAAATGCCAGCAATTGACATTTTGCGTGAGCGAAGAATAAGAGAGATGCAACAAAGCCCTACAGCCAGAGGCTTGTTTTCAACCCAGTAGGAGACTGAAATTGATCCAATCACGTTATGCCTTATGGCGGCTGGTCTGGTCAAACAGATTCAAGCTGGTTGCGAACTCTACAAGCAAGCTAAAGAATCTTTTGTTGAGATTAAAGCCACTGCTGATGAAGTCGTTGGGATATATAAGGAAGTTACTGGATTTTGGGGTAACTTCCGTAAACTCTTTGGTGCTAAACCAAAGCATCAAGCTGCAAAACCTGTTGCTAAATCTAAGAAATCTGTTTATGCACCTGTTGATGAGACTCAAGTCAAAGTTGGGATTGTCCAAAGTCTGACAGAGTTCTTCAAGATTCAAGAGCAATTAGAAGCGCACATAAGGGAAGAAGAAGAGAAGTCAAAGAACGTCTACGACCCTGACCAGAACTACATGGAAGCCGCACTCAAGAGGGTGATGGCACAGCAGCAGATGGCTGAGTTGGTGGTGCAGATCAGGGAATGTATGGTGTACCAGAGTCCTCCTGAGATGGGCGCACTGTACTCAGAGGTATTTGCAATGAGGGAAACAATACAAGAGGAGCAAACTCAGGCGAGATTGAAGCAAGAAGCAGTAAAACGGCGGGAATTATGGCAACGCAAACAGGAAGAAAAAAACTTCCAGCTAAAGCTAGCGTACCTAGCAGCGACTACTATATTCCTCCTCTACCTGTGGGCGTGGTTACTGTTCGTAAGTCAGTGGAGGAAGACATAATGGCTTGGATCGCAATGTGTTTGCTCATAGGGCTGCTACTCCCGTTGATGGGGTTTCTTTATCTTGACATCTTGGAGACTAAGAATGAGGCCAAGGCTCAGGTTGAAAAGGTCGAACGGTTAAGACAGAAAATTGAACAAAAGGAAAGGGAGAAAAGCAAATGAGAATATTATTCTTGATGGCATTGGTACTGTTGACGGGCTGTGAAGACCGTTTTAGGTACGCTTGCCAAGACCCTCAGAATTGGCAAAATGCTGAGTGCAAGCCCCCTATTTGTACCGCTACAGGTACTTGTCCAGAGCAACTCGTTAAACCCGAACAGGAGAAAAAGTAATGCCTACCATTGGATACAAACCAAACAACCGAATGACTGCTGAAGAAATTGAAGTCAGAATTTGGGCAATCGTAATATTTGCTTTGACCCTGATTCTTCTTGGATCAGTTGCTATGTTCTTGTATAGCGTTTCATTCGTAACGCAACCAATGTCAGGTATGGCGGCAATTGACAAGGTTTACACACAACAAATCAATACCATCATGGTGTTTATTACTGGTGTTCTTGGTGGTGTAGCTGGTCGTTCTGCTGTCAAAGCAGTAGCCAATGCCAGTGCCAAGGCAGAAGTCATTGACAATGATGAGCCGCCTAAACCATGAGTTTGTTTAATCCTTATGTAATTCTTGGCATCGTCTTAGCGGTGCTGAGTGCCTTTGGAAGTGGGTATTGGAAAGGCTCAGAGGATGAGATTACTCGTCAGCAACTTGAGATTGCCAAACTCAATGCTGAGGCTAGGCAGAAAGAACAAATCCTAGTCTCAGCAATCCAAACCCAATCCACTAAACTTCAGAAAGCAAATCAAGATGCCAAACTTGCTAAACAAAAGCGTGATTCTGACATTGACTCTGGTACTTTCAAGTTGCGGATTCCTGTCAAAGCAACCAACTGCCCCGTACAAGTGTCCGACACCACCACCCCTGCCAGCGGAGATAGTTCAGGAGAAGCAAGAGCCGAACTTAGTCCAGAGATTGGAAAAACTCTTTTCGCAATAGCGGAAGAGGGAGACAAAGCTATTGTTAAGCTAAATGCTTGTGTGGATGCCTACAATTCTGTTTACGAAACCTTAAAAGGAAAACCATGAACCTCTCAGCCAACTTTACCCTCAAAGAACTGACAAAGTCAGACACTGCCACTCGTTTGGGTCTAGACAACACGCCTGATGAAGCAACCATTGAGAATCTCAAAGCATTGTGTGAGAACGTCTTACAGCCTGTTAGAGAGCATTTCGGTAAGTCTGTTACCGTGAACTCTGCCTATCGTAGTCCTGAAAGTAATGCTGCTGTGAATGGATCGAAGTCCTCAGACCATTGCAAGGGCATGGCGGCAGATATTGAGATTGCTGGCATTGCCAATGCTGACCTTGCACAGTGGATCATGGACAACTTGGACTACACACAGTTGATCTTAGAGTTCTACACGCAAGGCGTACCTGATTCTGGTTGGGTTCATGTTAGCTACGACCCCAACAACCTGAAGAATCAAGAACTCACAGCCGTCAAGGTTGCGGGTAAGACTCAGTATTTGAATGGACTACAGGCTTAATCTGAGTCTTGCAAAAGTGCTTGTGGATGAGGTGTTCATGCAAGATCACCTCTCCACACTTTTGGCATAACCAAGCAACTCCCTCATCCACTTGATGCTGGCGGTCACCTCTTAGACCCCGTTGCTTACCGTAAAAAGTACGGATTTTTACGATCAAGAATTCTTCTCCTTTAATTTGGCTTGCGCCCACGCAACGCCTTGGTCAAAGGTATCGGGCATATCTTCAATTTCTTTCCAATCTTCATCAGTCAGCCCAACCCATGTGCGCTGTGATTGCTCTGCATCTTTCATCGCTTCTTTAAAGTCAGCCACAAAATCCATTGCTTGCAAGCCATACTCCTTAAGAATATTCTCAACAGCAGGAAACCAATCTGGTGGCTCTGTGCGATGTGCCAAGGCTTTGGCGGCTACCAGTTTGGCAAAGGCTTCAAATTCTTCTATAAAACCGCCTTGAAATCCAAAGCTGTCAATTCTTATGCCAGCAAATCTTGCCATCTCAATGATTTCATCTTGTGTCATTTCTTCATTCCCCTTACAAAAACTGCAAAACTATCTGTTGTATCTGGCGGGAATGCCGCCTTGAACCTCGTCTGAATCTCTGTTGCCACTTCCTCAATCACCATATTGCGATACGGGTTTAGCTCAACATCAACTAGTTTCAGTTCCTCAATTTGTCGTTTTCGATTCAATGATTCGGACATTGTTCCCCCCAAGTTCTTGAATTCTTTTGCTAAGACGCATGATGCGTTGCTTGTTGTAGTCCACAATAGCTTGCGAATACTCTACTGAAGTCTCTGCTTGCAGCTTGGCAAGTTGTGCCTCAGTCAGTTCCTTTTCCACCATCTCGACAGGTGTCTTTGCCCTGAGTAAATCCTTGACGTACTGAATCGTGAGTTGCCGCCAGTTCATGCCTTTTTCCTTTTTGTAGTTTCTTTAAATCTTCCGGCTTTGCGAAAGATGGTCAGCATAGACTTATATAAGACACCGAATCTGTTGGCAATCTCTAGCTTTGTGAACCCCTGTTCATACAAGCTAAATGCTCTACGCTCGTCAATGGTGGGTAACTTCCTACCAGACCCTACTCTTACACCGCCTTTCATTTGCGTCCCCTATGAGTAAATAGCAATCCTCTTTTGATCTTTGAGTTGGCGCAACTGTAAGTTTTTGCCCCTACATCTCTGACCCACTTCTTGCAATCTGGACAAATCACTCTTGTTTGCTTTCTCTTAGAAGCCAGAAAACAAATGCTACGCAAACTGCTATTCCCAAGGCGAATGCTAATGTCGCTATTAGCACGAAATTTATTATTGTTTCCAACATGAGTTTTCTCCCTTGAATCAAAGTAAAAGAGTGAGCCAGCACAAAGCAAAGCCAAGATGACTTTGTTCAAGTGGCTCATTTGGCTGCTGCAATCAGTTCTAACTCAGCATCCTTGAGTTGGCCTTTTAGAATCTCGACTTCCTGCTCAAGTCTCAAAATCTTATTCTCTAGCCTTTTGCGACTCATAGTTTCCGCATGAATCCAACCCAACAAGGATGCCTCATCAGCTACCTTTTCGATCAGTTGAATGATGTCGTTACGGGTCATGAAACCACCAAGAATGTTTTTTGGGGGTGCAATCTTGGTAACCAATTCTTTGAGTTCTTTATGCATACTCATGCTGTCTCTCCTTGTGGTTGTGTATTCCATGCTGATTGCAAGGCGGTGAAGTTCATGGGTGCAATGGTGACGGTGGACAGGAACAGACCCTTACCATGCGTTCTACGCCCCCAATCATCTGTTGCCTTGACGTTCTTCAAGTCACCCTTTTTGACGGCGTTGTAGACACTGTGAGGCTTGAATTCAGCCTCTTCTAACTCGTCCATTGAACGAGGTTCTTGGCAAAAGTCTTGTAGGGGTGTCATTTCACTAACTCCTTTGCAATCTCAATCAGGAAAGGGATAGACAGGATCAAGCCGATTACTGTGGCTTGAAAGGTTTCTTTAAGCGTCATCATCATTCTCCTCACATAGTTCACAGGTTGGGTGGTCGGGGTCACGGCAATCGGGGTGGTTGAGCAACTGGTTGTTGTAGCGTCTGAGGTACATGACTTCAAGACGTATCTCGTTTGCTTCTGATTCTTCAATTTGGTACATGGTTTTCCTTAAAGTTGGGGGTCTATGCCCCCTTGGGTTTACTTGCGTTCTACAGTGCCAACCAATTCGCCATCCATAATTAAAAACAAAATGTGTTTGGCAATGTTGAGTGTTTGGCGGCTGCGGTCTTGGGCGCAACCAGCAATCAATTCTTGAGCATCAGACATCAGGCCAGCCACAACCATGTTTGCGCCTGTGAATTGGTATGTGATGGATTCTTTGACAGATTCCACATAAGCATCAATATCAGCGACTCCATACATATTGATGTTGCGTTCTTCTTGAGCAGTTGTTTGTGTTGCGTTTGTCATTTGAAATCTCCTTAGGGTTGCGTTGTTGATGTAGTGAATCATATACCGATTAACTACCTTGTCAACTACCCTGTAACTAATCCCCCACAATTAACTCAACTATTAAATCACAAAGGGCTTGACCAATGGATTAAAAGTCTTTAGACTCGCCCCCACTATGACAACACAAACTATGCAAACCATTGAAAACATTAAGGAAAAGGCTGAAGTGGCTGGCTACACCATCACCGATGTAGCTCGTCATGCTGGCTTTCACCCTGCTCAAGTCTCCCGATACGCCACAGGTAAAACCATACCACTTGTCACCACTATCAGGCGGCTAGATGAGTCGGTGAATTCCCTGATTCAGAGCCGTTTTAAGGCCATCAGAGGGCTTCTCAATGACTAGGCGCACCATTGGCATTGACTGTGGATTAAACGGTGCTATTGCTCTTGTGGTCGATGGTGAACTGGTAAGGGTTGAGGATATGCCTACAGTCACCCTAACCCGCAACGGCAAGAATAAGCGTCAGGTGTCAGTGCCTGAACTGGTTCAGATCATCAAGGACTTTGACCCTACTGAGGCATTCACCGAAAAGGTATTCGCTAAGAGTGGGCAGGGGGTGACAAGCGTCTTTAGTCTAGGGCGCAGTCTTGGTGTTGTAGAGGGAGTGCTTACAGCCCTACAGATCAAGACCACCATGATGACCCCTCAGACATGGATTAAGGCTATGGGTGTTGTAGGCGGTAAGGATGGGTCAAGAGCAAGGGCTATGGAGTTGTTCCCTGAGCATCTCCCCCTGTTCAAGAGGGTCAAGGATGATGGCAGATCAGATGCAAGTTTGATTGCACTTTGGGGGTATCGCAATGGATGATAAAGAACGTCAAGCTATGCGTGAGCATATCGTCTGGCTTGCCTCTGAACTCGAAAAGGAACGTAAGCAAAACCTTGCAACCATAGGCTTCTTGAAACAACTCCTTGACCCTGAAGACTTGGGTCATTCAGCAACTCACGAAATCAGGCAACTTGCCTATCAACTTTTAATCAACCACCATCACGCTGAAAGAACATCATGGCAATCAAACAACTAAATCTCAGAGCCTCTGCATCAGCCCGTTGGATTGCCTGTCCCGCCTCTGCCAGACTCTCAAGCCTCATGCCTTACGTTGAGGGCGGCGATGCGGCGAAGATGGGAACTGCCATTCATGCCTTGGCAGAGCATTGCTTTAAACGTGACTTAGACCCGATGAAGTTTGAGGGCAAGGTCTATGAGGGCATCTTGATGACTGAGGAAAACTGTGAGTTTGCTTTTCAACACCTTAAAGCTATTTGGGCTATTGAGGATGAATTTACACGGGCGGCAATGCTTGTCCCACAGTTTGAATTATTTATTGAGAAGTTCCTACCCTACATTGACACCCCAAAGCACAAGGTTGGTGGTACTGCTGACGTTATCGCTCATAGTTATGCAAGCCGCAAACTCATCATTGCAGACCTTAAAACTGGTAGAGGGTATGTCGATGCTGACAGTGAACAGTTGAAACTCTACGCATTGGCAGCTATGGAAATTAATGGTCTATACCATGACATCGACACCATCGAACTCCAGATCATCCAACCTCACCACGGTGAAGTCAGAAAGTACACAATGACAACTCAGGAGTTGGTAGATTGGGAGCATTACGTTCTGACCCCTGCTATTGAGAATGCCCTAAACCCCGCATTCCCGCCTGTACCCTCTGACTCTGCCTGTCAGTACTGTCCCGCTAAAACAATCTGCCCTGCACAAGCCCCATGTTTGAGCCAGCACCATTTGCAGACCATTCTGCGACACCCATAGTCTTGTTGTAGAAGATGACCTTGAAGCCTCGCTTATGTTCAGGTGTAGGCTGTGCGCCTTTGCGTCCTAATGAGTCATCAGCGATGAACTCGAACTGTCCAGTTGCGATGAGCATCCAACCAGTTTGCACATTATCAATGTCAAAGACAAACTTCTCTAAGATGAACTCGCCATCTTGGTTTGACCAAGCATTGAGTTGTGGGCTGAAGCGGATGTAGTTACCGTTACCGCCGCCTGAGTTACTGAGGTTTAAATTCACAATGTTTCCTTTTGAAAGTTTTAA